ACTTAACTTTACCAGATCCTGGATTTGGGTCTCGAATGTCTCTTACTTCCGCAACAAACATTTCCATATAGCTGCCAAGAGAACTCTGTGTCATTATACCTTCTCCTCATATGAACCCTTGAGACATTCTAAACTCATAACATATCTAGGTAATTGATTTGCTCTTCTTATTTGATGATGTGTTTTTGATATCAACCAACGACCACTCGCCTGTGTGTCCTGTTGATTTGATATTGTTTCGCCAGTAATCTTATTGATTACAGCATTGATAGTTTTTCCTGGCTCCAATACTGGATCTCCAATAACTGTCAAATGTAACATCTGCTCTTGCATCTGTGCCATATTCAGCTGTTTGTAAGGTATAGATTCAGGAACAAAGCTTTTACCTAACCCAACAGATAAATTTGGATTATTTACTCTGAAATGTGTTTTGTTATAAGAAGGATCAGAGAACAGATCTGTAAATGATGCTAATGTTGTTATGATACCTTTGCCCAAGTTAGTCATCTCTTCGCCTTTTGGCTTGAAGTCTTGAGAAACATAGGCATGGGTATGTGGATCATATGTTGTAATACGATGATTCATAACACCTGCTTTGATACGCGAAGCTGCATCCATATTCTGTTTTACTTCGTATGCGAGAATGTTATCATCGATTGAAGTTCTAATATCATGACCAACTGTGTTAATGTGTTTAAACTTTTTGACATCGTTTTTCTGCATCATATATTCTAATGATTGAAAATAAAATCCACGCCATGTTTGCCAGAACATAAAGTTTGAACCTTTGTTCTTATCAGAAACAGCTTCTTTGCGATGTGTTTCGATTACCTGCAGCGCTGGCTGATTGACAATAACTCTTTTGCTTTTACCCTTTGTCTTTTCTGCATCGAGTGGCAACTTCGTATTCAATTTTGTTTTGACAATATCCTGTACCATCTCATCGATTGTTCCATCATATGCTTTTTGAACATGATTAACCTGACCTGTCAATGCTTCGCGGCTGATACACTCTAGCTTATAAACCTTTGACTTGTTTGCACCCTCATTAACAATATCTTTGACGCTGTTTAGATGGAATGAATATGATACCTGTTGTTTATTTGGAACTCTAAATGTGAAAATTACTAACTCATCGCCAGCTAATTTGGCATATGTACCAAGATAATCTCTATCATCAAGCACTTCGATATAGGCAAGAACTGCAGGAGTAAAAATCGATTCGAATATATCGCATGACAAAAAATTAGGTGCCAAGTTCCACGAAGAGGTTCTTGGTGATACTATCTGTATTTTATCAATGAGAACGTCGCCAGGATTAAAACTTGCCATTATTGTCCTAACAATGATTTGACATTATTAATAAATGTTGGAACATAAGCTGGTTTGATCGTTTTAATTGTTTTGTTACCCTCATTTTTTTCTCTCTCATAATCATAATAATAAACAGGCGACCAATATGCTACAACATTGTCAGCCAAATTTTTATAAATCTCTGATGCTCCTGTCATATTACAGGTAACACCACTTTCCTGACCAGTAATTGTTCCAATGTTGAATACTGGGTCAGCAGAGAAATTAGTAATAAAATCGCCGACTGGATTATTGATAATTATGTTTGTTGAGTTGGCAGAAATAACCTGAGCTTTACCAGAGCCATAGCTGAGAGCAGTACAATCAATAGTAAGAACTTCATTGGTAATAAATGAAGTATTACTACCAACTGCAACGTTCAGCTTTACAATCTTATTTGTGTTTACCTTCCAATCTTCTTTTACTCTATAATAATCGATTGGTGTTCCGCTGTAATTATAATTTGCTTGCCAATATTTAATACGCTCTGGATTACCTAAGATCTCAGCCTGATATGCGTCAGGAGATAGTGTTGGTTTATCAACCCAGTCATTTCTCCAAAATGCGACCTTCTGTGATGCAATAGCAATAGAACCATACTTTGAAACAATGTAATCATTAAATTGCTGATCCGTCATATACCATTCGTAGTATGGGTCGACGATATCGTTTGCGAGATAAAGCGTCCAGCTAGCGTATGGATCTTTGTACATATTATATGAAACAAGATCAGCACGTTTACCATCTGTAATATCCATTGGATAGTAACCATTGAGATTTTTCTGAACATTATTAAGCACAACAACACGTTCTGTTATATCAACAACAGTTGAATTAGATGTACTGTTACCGTACTGTATTGTGTTAAAGTTTTTAAAATATGACTCAGGCATTTATTTTATAACCTAATATGTTATTATCTTGGAGTTTCTTCAACTGTATTACCCATAAGTTGTTTGACAAAATCAGCACCAACTGAATTTGGATTTAAACCATAATCTCTTGACAACCAATATTCAATTTCCATCAATTCTAGACGAAGTGACACTTCTGTAGGAGCTTTCGTTGATCCAAAAAATGATGGTTGACCCGCTGCTGTAAAATCTATAGCAACATCAGTAATTACTGCTGGTTTGAAAGTATATCTAAAATATTCTTCGCTGCTACTATTAACGTCAATTTGAACAATGTTTGGATATGTTAACAAAGCTCCACCCAACCCATCAGCCATCCCAGGTAACATATTAGCGCGAAATTTTGTTAATATCGAATTAAGAATTCTAGATTCTGGTTCATTAGATGGAGTTAATTTCCATGACAGTGTATGTTTTTTGAATGCAGGAGATTTAAATAAAACTGTCAAAAAAGGATTTAAAGCTACTCCTTTTGTTGCTAAAGCAGCTCTCCCAGGCGCATTATTTAAAACTGATTCTAATTTAGATCCTAATGCATACAATCCTGTATCCATTAGTGGTTTAGCAAGCGTTTTTCCAAGACTTGTTACAGAACTAAAATCTGCTCCAGATAATCCTTTAGCAGCAGTAACTGCAGCTGCTCCAGCTAATCCTATGCCTTCAGCCGAATATTCAACATGATTAGCGTCAATCATTGAGTTAGGTAGAGGTAATCTAATGGGAAACCCAACAGATGTTAAACTATTTGAAATTTGTTGCGAAATTAAATCAGGCATCTGATATTCATAAAATTGAAATGTCATCCAATAATCAAACGTTGCTAAATCCAAAGGGAAATATGCGGGGCTTTTACCTGAAACTCCAGGAGAACTAATAGCTTCGCCTGTGACTGGATCGATTACAACTGGCATTCTGGTTCCTTGATAAATATCTTTTTATTATTTATTGAGAGTCTTTACAACGCATGGCGACTTACAAAGGTTATTTCAAACCGCTGAATCCTCAAAAATACAAAGGCAATCCTTCGAATATTATTTATCGCTCTCGCTGGGAATGTCTTTTGATGGATCGTTTTGATAAAGACCCAAATGTGGTTAGCTGGGGATCGGAAGAAGTTGTCATACCTTATCGTTCTCCAGTCGATAACAGAATCCATAGATACTTTGTTGACTTTATAGCCACAATCATAAATAAAGAAGGTATAAAGAAAACAGTGTTGATCGAAGTAAAACCAGCAGCGCAAACCAAGCCTCCTGTCGTCCAGAATACCAAGACAAGAAGGTATATTACTGAGGTAATGACATGGGGTGTAAATGATGCTAAGTGGAAAGCTGCTCGCGAGTACTGTCTTGATAGAGGCTGGGAATTTATGATTATGACCGAAAAAGAGTTAGGGATAAAATTCTGATGGCTGTATTCCAGAACATATTGACAAAAGCTTCTTCTCAGGATCTCAAAGCTGGATCTAGAGAGGCTGTTGACTGGTTTCGTTCTCAAGCTCTCAAAGTCAAAAGAATAGACAACAGAAAGATAACACAAACAACACAACCATTTGTTCGTTTTCAATCATTGTCAGCGAACTCTATTGGTAAAATGTATATGTTTGTCTATGATCCCAAAACAAAAGACATTTTGCCATACTATGATACATTCCCATTGGTATTTCCAATTGAGTTTTATGGCGACAGTTTCCTTGGTATAAATCTCCATTACCTGCCTCCTGTGTTGAGAGCTAGACTGATGGATGCTCTTTATTCAACAATAAATAATAAAAAGTATGATAAAACAACTTTGTTGAAGATATCTTATCAGATATTGAGCGGAGCCAGTCGTTTTAGATATTTCAAACCATGTGTTAAAAAATATCTATTTTCGCATGTTGGCTCGCCATTCATTTACATTTCACCAGATGAATGGGATTATGCATTAATGCTACCGACTGAAAGATTCCAAAAGGCAAACAAGTCTATCGTATTCAAAGATTCTCTTTCAATGGTGTAATAAATGTACGGTTTCGACATAGAACGTTTTAAGGCATATATTGAAGACGATGGTATACTACAAACAAACAAATACGATGTTACCATCTTTCTTCAGGGTCCGTTAGCAGGTTATAGAATTAACGATCAGGCTGGTAATAGCGATTCGAATAGACAAACATCTCGTGATCTGACATATCGTTGTATTAATGCTTCGATACCTGGAATGGCGATGCGTACAACAGATATCAATCGTCTTGGTCTTGGTATTCAAGAAAAAATGCCATTCTCTGCCAACTACACTGATATTGATTTGACATTTGTTTGTGATAGATTTGGTCTTGCATATTCGTTTTGGTATACATGGTTCAATTATATTTTTGGTATGAATGGTCATGAATCGAAAACAAATATATTTGGACCAATAAACAATGATATTAATTCAAATTTGAGAGGCTCATTCTATACAGCTGAGTACAAAGACAATTACGCAGCGACTGTCAACATCACAGTATATGATACTTCTGGACTCGAGGCAATAAGAACAACATTGCTGAAAGCTTATCCGATTTCTATTAATGACGTTCCTCTCAGCTGGAGCGATCATAATAATCTAGTAAAGATAACAACAAGATTGACATTCAGAGAATGGGTGCTCGGCGATCCTCAAACTCAAACAACTCTTGGTGGAGTAAGAACTACTCGTCAACCACAACCATAATTTATGTAACAATTGGAGTATAATATGCAGTTACCTAAAATTGATTATCCGACAATCAACATTGCAATCCCTCCCGAAAAGAAACAATATATGTTTCGACCAATGTTGGTCAAAGAAGAAAAGCTTCTTTTGATGGCAAAAGTCAGCGAGGAACCAACAGACATTCTTTCTGCAATCAAACAGGTTGTAACAAATTGTTGTCTTGATCCTTCGCTCAATGTTGAAAAGATATCTCTATTTGCATTGGAGTATTTGTTTGTTCGCCTTCGTGGTTTTTCTATTGGCGATACAATCAAAGTATCATACAGAGATACAGAGGATGAAAAGAGCTATGAGTTTGAAGTTGATCTAAAGAAAGTATCAATTGTTTATCCAAAGAAGATTGATACTAAGATTGCGATCACACCTACTTCTGGTTTGATTATGAGATATCCAACAGCAGAAATCTATGATGACAAAACATTCCTCGGCGCACAGGGCGAAGAAACATTCTATAGATTGATAGTCCGATGTATTGATCAGGTCTATGACTCAGAAAATGTATATGAGAGCAAAGATTTTTCAGAAGAAGATATGCTTGAGTTTATTGAATTGATGGATATTCAGAGCTTCGAAAAGATTCGCGAGTTTATGTTTAATCTACCTTCGCTCTATTACAAGATAGAATACAAAAACTCGCTTGGTAATACCCGCACAATTGAGATGAAGGCATTAACCGATTTTTTTACGTTGCGGTAACTCACAATACGCTCGACAACTATTATAAGACCATTTTTGCTCTGACTCATCACCACAAATGGTCTTTATCTGAAATAGAGAATCTAATAGTTTTTGAGCGTGACATATATGTTGAGTTACTATCTGCTTATCTGAAAGAACTGGAAGAGAAACAAAAACAGGCTAGGTAACAACTAAATATAATAAATTCAATAATAACAGGCTCATAAATGGCTAAAAAGAAAAAGAATAATAAACTTGGTCACGAGTTTGTGGGTGTTGTTGGCGGCAGAAACATTTATCGCGACAAACAGGATAGATTTACCGACGAAGAAGGTAAAGCAATCGAGGAAACGCTTCCTGGATATGCCAAGTTTCTCAGTTCCATTTTCCCTGATACGTATAATAATGAAAAACAACGTAAGGTTTTTCAAGAAGACAAACAGAAGCTCGACAATGAAGATAAGCGAGATAAAGCTGAACTTAGATTAGAGCTCGAATCAATCCAAGATTATATACGTGATAATAATACCATTCTCAGAGAACAACTGGCTGAGATGGAACAATCATCAACATTACTATCTGAGATCGCCGAAAAGATTGGTAATATATCAAAAGATGGTGGTGGTATATTAGATGCTATCAAAAATCTGACAGATAAAATTCCAATTGGTCGTGTTGGTGGTGGAGCTAAACCTGCAGCTGGTGGTAAAACGCCAAAAGGAGTTGGTGGTAAAGTCAAAGGTCCAGGAATTGGTGGATTTTTAGGTAGAAAATTACTTCCTGGTATTGGTGCTGCATTAGAAGCATCAGATGTTTATGAACAAACTGGTAGTGTTGGTAAAGCTGCAACAGCTGGTGGTGGTGCTTTAGCTGGCGGTATTGCAGGAGCTGAAGCTGGTGCTGCGCTGGGAATGATTGGAGGACCATTTGGTTCTCTTGCAGGTGGAGTCATTGGTGGTATTGGTGGTTCAATAGCTGGTAGTGAACTTGGTCAAAAAGGATATGACTATTTCTTTGGCGACAATAAGAAACAATCTCAGGCTATAGCTGAAGCTCAACAAAGAGGTGGCAAAAACAATATAACATTTAAAGCTGATGAGTTACGTTTCAGTGCACAGAAACTTACATTTGAAGTTGGTACGTTAACGATCGATTCAAAAAGTAGCACAACTTCTACTGCTAGCGGTATGGGTGGAGGTGGTGGCGCTTCTAGTGGAGCAACTGGTCCAGCAGCATCAATACAAACGCCACAGGGAACACCTAATCTTTCAACACAAACACCGATAGTAGGTGGAGGCGCTACACAAGCGATTACTCCACCAACTCCAACTACACCTATAACTCCAGGCGTCGCTCCTTCACCTGCAACAGAATCTCAAAAAAGTTATTATGATAAAATGTACAATGCTGTATATGCAGCTGCAAAAGAGAAAGGCGTGCCAAATCCAGAAGTTATTGCTCAACTAGGAGCAACACAAACTTCACTTGAAACTGGATATGGTAGACGCATGGTTGGAAATAATGCGTTCGGAATAAAAGGTTCTGGTCCAAATTCTGTAAGTGCTACCACACAAGAGTTTGTTGGTGGTAAAATGGTTACCACCAAACAGAATTTCAGATCTTATAGCGATCCAACAGAATCAGCTGCAGATTATGTTAATCTTTTAATGTCTGATAAAAGATATAAAGGTGTTATTGCTGCTAAAAATATCAATGAAGCTATTGCCGCTCAATCCAGATCTGGATATGCAACAGATCCAGATTATGGAGCAAAACTAACATCAATTAGTGCTAAGATGGGTGGTGGTACAGTAGCCACAAACCAAGAAGTTAAAGCTAATTTAACAAACACTAATACAGCTCCAGTAACAACTACACAAACGCCAGCGCAAGCAACTCCTCAAACAACACCTGCAGCAGCTCGCTCGCCAACTACTGATACTAGAATTCCAATTGCTGATTGGAGTGGTGGATTGAATCCTCCAACTCTAACCGATGTACCATTAACTCCAATGTCTCAAGTGCTTGGCCAAACAGTACGTCAAGCAAGCGCACAGTGGGATGATTTCGTTGAAGCTAATAAAGCAGTCCCAGGAGATGTTGAAGATCGAAGTAAAAATTTAAAACAGGTTGGCGATATTTTAGCTGGCAGAGGCGCTTCATTAACTGATGCTGCTAATAGATATAAAGCTCGCAGAGGAGCTGGCGCATATTTGGACGAAATTGGCGCAATAAATGTTGAAGATTATCAACCAGCTTTTGGATATGAATTTGAACAGGGAGATATTCTCGAAAGAGCATTAAAAGGTACAGACAAACCTTATTCGATAGATCCAGTATCTGGTTTACCTCTGGGTCCAGGTCAAGCCACTCCAGCAGCACAATTATATCCAATTTCTCCAAGTGTTCAAACATTTGGATCAGTAAGCCCATATCAATTCAGTGGTCTTCCTTCTGTTTCACAACCAGCACCAAAACCAGTAGTCTCAAAGAAACTGGATAAGCATGTTGAAAGCAAAACAGCAAAACCAAAACAGCCTGGAGTTGTTGATGGTGGCAATGATGATATGATCAGACGTGTGTTCGAGATACTCGGAACTGTTGCTCTTGGGTATGCGGCATATCAGGGATTGCATCATCACATCGGTAGAGCAAGAAGATAATGGCTTTACTCTCAACTATATTTTCTGCATTATTCAGTGAAAAGAAAAAATACCGTAGTATTAATGCTACCATGGTGCAGGAAAAACCAACAACTGCTGAACAGGGAACTATCGCTGCAGTTGGTGAAGCAATATCACAATCAACTGAACTTACCAAAGTACTGATAGACGCACAACAAACACAGAACTATCTTCTTGTTGAGATGTTGAAATCGTTGGAAAATGTTAAGACAGGTGGCAGTGGTGGGTTTGGTGGTACATCTATCCTAAGCGCATTGGCTGGTCTAGCTATAGCTGCAATACCAGCTGCGATTGCTGGAGGCGTTTCTCATTTCCTCGATGCTGATGAATCTAAGGCGGGAAACAGTATAATTGGAAATTGGATAAATGAAAACATTCCAGGAGCTGCAAAGGTAGATGACTTTGTTTATAGAATGACTGGTGGGATGGTAGGAACATCAATCAATGATCCAAGATATGCAGCTAATAAAAATAAATCAGATGCAGTAAAAGATGTAAATGGTAATATAATTGAGTTCTCTGCTAATGATATTGTATTCTCAGCAAATGAAATGTTAATCAAAGCAAATGAAGTAAAAGGGATTGGTGGAGTAAATGTTTCACAATCTTCTCCAGGATTATTACCTGCTCCTGCTCCTAAAGATGCTGAAGATAGAGAAAAAGCTGTTAAGGATGTTGGTAATAGATTAGCTGGTGGAAGAACAAACGTACCTCTTGATATTATCAAAACTTCTGCTGGTCCTGCAAGAGTTGGCGCTAATTATATCGACAAATTTCAAGGATTTGTTTCTGATCTAGAAGCAACTGGTTATAAAATTAAATCGATAGGAGGTTATGCAAATAGACCAAATAAATCTGATCCCTCTAAATTAAGTTTTCATGGTCTTGGTGCTGCGATTGACATCAATCCTTCGACGAATCCATATGGGACAACACAAACAGATCTACCACCACAAACAGCTGAAATAGCAGCAAAGTGGGGTCTTGGTTGGGGAATGAATTGGAGATCAGTAAAAGACCCAATGCACTTTTCTATAGCAAAAAGTGAAGGTGGTAGCGTCGATGTCAAACAACTTCCTGCGTATATGTTAGGATCAATGTATGTTCCAAAAACTGGTCCAGCAATTACTGGCGAACTTGGACCAGAAGCAATCATCAGCAAGTCAGGTCAAATGAAATCATCTGGTAGAGGACCAGTTATTCGCAATCTTCAACAGGGCGATAGTGTTATTCCAGCTGGTATTACTCGCAGTATGTTTGGCGGTTCAGATCCAAAATATTCAAGCGTAGCAAATATGTACTCTGGTTCGCAACCAACACACTCAAGTGTTCCAGGAGATAGAATGAACAGTGGTATGCAATCAGATCCTGTCCAAACAATGGCAATGATGCTACCTCAAATTATACAATCAGCTGCTCAACTTGGAGCTGTCGAAGAACAGCCACAAATGATGATGGGTGGATATGATAGCCCACAACAATCTGGTGACTACTCTCAACAAAGCCAGTATAATGAGATGTCATATTATAGCGAGGAAAATAGCCAGAGCGAACAAGAAATAAATAATGTCGTTGGACATAAACCACCTACATCATCTGAATTGCTATATTTATACCATAGTTAGATAATAATAAAAAGGAAAATAACATGGCTAAATTTGGAACTGTCGATGATAGTGTAGAGCCAGTTGTTGCTAAACCTGCGATGGATCAAATTCCACCTGCTACAAAAGGTGCTGCAGCTTCTATTACTACTACATTCACATCATCATCCTCTTCTTCTGCTCCCACTCAACAACTATCAGAAGCAGCACAGCTTGCTAAGATTGAGTTAGAGAAACAACAATGGGAAAAAGAGAACGCTAAACAAGACGAACATTGGATGAAAGCATATTGGAGACCAGCAATGGGTTGGCTCTATATGCTTATCTGCTTTTGTGACTTTGTTGGATTCCCAATTATCTCGATGTTCATGCCAGTATTCATTAAAGGATTACCATATGTTGCATGGAAGTCAATCACACTCGATAATGGTGGATTGATTCATCTTGCCTTCGGTGCTATCCTTGGTGTTACCGCATATGGTAGAACTCAGGAAAAGATTACAAAGTAATAAAAAAAGGGGAGCTGAAAAGCTCCCCAATTCATTTTAGCCATTAGCAATCTTGGCAAAGAGGAGCATATCTTCATCCTCTTCTTCATCCTCGTCAAACTTCGGAGCTGCCTTTGCCTTCAATGCAGGAGCAGGAGCTTCTTCGTTTTGCCAAGGAAGTTCTTCATCAACAACCTTAGCAACAGCGCGAGTTGAACCATCAAGACCAAGAACCTTATTCAAGCGAGCCTTCAATTCATCATAGGACTTGAAGTTAGAAGGAGCTAGGAATGCTTGAAGTGAATGGCACTTCTTCCAAACTGCTTCCATTTCCTCATCATCATTGAACAATGGACCAGCTGCAGCGAACTCAGACTTATCATAGTTACGATAGCCTTCGACGTTGCGAATCTTCAACTTGAAGTTAGCACCAGACCAAAGATCGAATGGATTCATAGGATCTTCATCAGCAAACTGAGGATTCATAGCCTCATTCAACTTATCGAATACCTTCTTGCCATACTTGAACAGAAAGACTTTACCTTCATTCTCAGGATTTTGTTGATCAGTCACAACATAGATATTGCTGACGAAGTGAAGCTTACGCTTTTGCTTACGAGCAACTTCCTTATCGGATTCAAGACCAGAATTCCAGAGCTGAGTGTTTAACTCGCCAACAGGATCCTGCTTACCGATAGTTGTGAGAGAGTTTTCAATATACCATGAACCCGATGGACCTTTGAAACCATGTTCGAACATGCGAATGAACGGAACATCTTCTTCATTTGGTGCGGGGAGGAAGCGAATAACAGCGTAACCATTGCCAGCTTTATCCACATTAGGATACCAGAAGCGATCATCCTTTGACTTATCGTTCTGATTACCATTGATCTTATTAAGTTCGGCAGTAAGAGATTCGAGTGACTTCTTACCAGACATAGCTTTAAGTTTTGCGAAATCTACCATTTGTATTCTCCGTATTGTTTGTATTAATCATATTAGTTATGTTGAGCATAAGCTCGCAACATTATTTATTATACTACCGATTGCTGAAATTGTCAATGACTGTTTTCTTAACTTTATCATGATCATATTGGAGGAAAGGACGATACTTCACAATTTTAGTTAAGAGCTCATCAACAATCGGGTCGTATTCATACTTGTTTTTCCAAGTCTTTACGCACTTGACTAGATCAACAAGCATTACCAATGTCTCCAAGCTAATCTCTTTTCTGAGGAATAACTTGATTACATATGGATGGCTGTTATCCTCGCTAATGAAATTCGAATCAAAGTCATTGGCAAGTTTAGATAATTCTTGTGAAAACATATACATCAGCGATTGCTGACGCTTTTGCCAATCCTGATAAACAAGCTTGGCGCTATCACTATAAGCGATATCCTTAATCCATAGCTTATCATTCTCCAACAGGTTAGATAAGATGTAGTTGACTGGATCAGGATGCTTGGCTACCTTCATAAAGTATATCTTATCTTTTCTTGATTCGAAAGATTGAAAAGATAGTTTTGTTTTACCGTTATACTTGTGGTAGCTATATGATGGTTTTGTGAAATGGTTCTTTAGAGCTATATACTCTTTATAACATTCAAATGCAGACATTGTATCATCACTCATAATAAATTAATGGTTCTGTTTAACGTTCTCAAGAAATTTATAGTATAAACCTTTTTCTCGACCATGAGCCTCTATCTCCCATGGATGTTCCCAGTAATCTATAATTGATTCATTATAAACTTTACCCTTCCATTTGACTCTATCCATTTTGATATAGTCTTTCATTTCGCCTTTGGCATATTGTTTAACATGAACCATCTCGTGGGCAATAACGAGTAGCATGTTTCTTTTACCGAGATTCGGATCAACGGTTATTGTGAAGCTTCTAGCCTTGTGATTATCGTCATTCCAATCACAGCATCCATATACATACGGACCTAGAGATTTCTTATCAAACTCTAGCTTCAACTCTATATTATGGTAGAGTCTGCCTAGCAGATACTTACCATACCACTTTACGGCTTGCTTACATAAACTTATTGGAACTCTTTTGGGTTTACCTGCTGTTCGTAATAGCATTTGGATCTCCCATGTTGTATCCAATATTATTTATACGGGCAATCGAGCTCCCTTTTTCAGGATATTGAGATTTTCAGCTTCCACCTCTATCTTCGATTTAAATACTGGGTCTTTTTTGATCAATGCGGCAGCATATTCTACCTCCACATTATTCTTTTCGCACCAATAAACAACCGCATCAATATATTCGATACTCTTTGTTTGGCATAATGTTTCTATTTCTTGTACAAAAAATGTATTACTCAGATTCAGCAACTTCAATTCCTTTAATAACTCGGATGCCTAAGTCAGTCAAAAATCCAGTCGCCCATACACAAAACATAATACCAAGAAATTCGAATACATTTGGGAACTTCGATAGGTACAATGCTCCATAAATGAAGAACTGGGACACCACTAACATCAATACACCCAAAGGTATATCGCGGATTATTTTCGTCGTTTGCATAGGCGCTCCGAGAAATGGCGATCTCTATTGGACTCGAACCAATGACCCACAGCTTAGAAGGCTGTTGCTCTATCCAACTGAGCTAAGAGACCAATATGGATTAACTATCGAGTAACTTAACAGTGTCAGTAGAAATGGCATTAACTGAGACCGTATAACCTGACTTAACATATGGAGCTGGTGCTGGTTCTGTTAAGAAAGTTTGGGGAGCTCCTGATAGCGAGATAGTGCTGCCACCAAGACTCTTAGAGAGATTATCATACTTGTTCTTCAAGTCGATATACTTTACTAACAATTCATCAAATGCTGCGCTCATATTATATACTCCTTGTTGTAAATGGAATTTGTGGGGCTGATTCTGTTTCCAAGCTCAGCCCCGAAGCTCATACTCAGGCAGCTAGTGCCAGAGTGATAGGTGCATTATCGTTTGCATCTGAACGTTGCTTTTGGTCTCTTCGCACCTTTACTACATCCCGTCGAACCTGATTTCCAGCCCATCAAAGATACACTGTGAGACACCGCTTTGCCCAGTGCTAACAGTTATATACTAGTCTCTTCTGCCATACCCTCTTTATAATAGGAGGACTGTTGCACCCAACGACCAGTGTATCTATGGTGGACTGGGGGAGTACTGCCCTCCCGTCCGAAACGTCTATTCTGAACGCCTCAACGACCTCAGCAATTTATTTATTCGTCTCCATCAAAAGCACCCTCGGTGTTGCCAAGGCAAAGAATCCCGACCCTCAGATGCACAGTCATCTTACGTGTCACTCTGTCTGTGGTGCTTGTGGTGAAGACGATATCCTATATTCTAATGATACATTAATTCCTGTAATAAGTCAAGGTTTAATTGTACCTCGACCAGTCTATCGACAAAACAAATTTCAGTTGGTTTACCGACAGTAAGAGGAGCTGCCAATACAGCTATTACTCTTTTGTCTTTATTGAACCAAAGCAGTACTTGGTTCGTCGGCGAGTTTAGCGATCTCAACAAAGGTTCATAACCAGTTGCTTTTAGCACATCCTCAATGTCTTCCGTCTTGCCACAAGAAGTCTGAGCATATACTGTTGACGGAAGCAGCAGTAATGATGCTATAAGCAATACTCGTTTGAACATCTATTTCTCCTTTTCGTTTCGACACCCTCCAACACATTTCCAATCATCACATTGTGAACGCCAGTTACCACCAGCGCATTTTTCGTCTTTTGCGATGAAAACAATTTTACCACCAACGACTTTGAACTGAACCAGATTATAGTCATTGAACTTATCGCCACCAACTTTAGTATAATCGCGACCGCCGTCGATGTATGCACCATTCTTATGCTCGCGGAAGTCATGGCGGTAACGAGAATAGACTACCTCGCCTTCAGCTTCAATACCTTCATAGATCACATTATCGACAGCTGAAATGCCATCGGCGAGATATAGAGTCCTACCATCAACATAGACAGCCATATAGTTAGAACCAGTTGGATGCTTCTCTTCGTTATAAAAGATAGCAGCTGGACCATTGAACCATCCACCATCGACAGTCTTCAAGCAAGATTCGAACACATACTTACAGTTGCGCGCTTTCTCGATCTTCTTGATCATGTCTTTAGTTAAGAAAGATGAATCTGTATTAACCTGCATCAAGTAATCGCTTTCATCAAGATAGTATTCTCATTGATTCGAATCTGAAGTGGTTTATCTGTCTTCAGATCATCCATCAATTTCCTCAATACTATTTTACCGCCATTTTGTAATTTGTCAAGTACTATTTCAGGCTTACGCCCACAACCTTTACTGAAAGATGATTTGTCGTCGTAACCTATGATCGATGTTCCTTTGACTTGCAATCCACCACGATCGATGGCGCGAAACACAGTTACCAACTTATATTTAGTGTTGAACGTCCATAATTCTTGTGCACCAATTATCTTTTCAGGATTGATCGATGCAATCTTATACTCTTTACTTTCTTTCTGATACTTCAGATTCTTCAATTTCTTTTCAACAGAAACTGCACGAGGTTTACGTGGTGCACGAGTCTTCTTAGCTACATCACCATACTTTTCTGCGTCTTCGATCAACTTGGAGAAGAACACAATCAGTTCTTTTAGTTGTGCCTTCTTGAGATGACTATAGCCTTCTTTTAGCTGTTCATCATTTCCTTCATAAGCTTCTAAGAGCTCAGAAAGGCATGGTGAATACTTCGCTACAATCGAAGAACAATATGTAGCAGGTATTTGGTTCGCCTTTAACCAATCGTAAAGATTGAATTCATAATTTGATTCATCGATCATTCCTTCGATCTCGCCGAGAATATCGTGCTGACGTTCGCGGATACGATCTTGGATCGATACAACCTGCGCTGTTTCTTCCTTTGGCTGTTCTTCTTTTGTTGCTTTAGAAACAACTTC